GTCATAGTGTATTTACGCAGCTCACGAATGTATTCCTTCTGCATGGATTCATATTTCGCCTTACCCTTGTCACTCTTCGCCTTGTCAATCTGTTTCTGTATCGAGTCATATACCCATGCTTCATATCCCTTGGAATGCGCCATTGGGTTAGTAATCTTTTCGCCCGCTCGGACCTTACTGTTGTTATAGGTCTTGAGAGATGCCCCTGCCAGTGTACCAGTAAACTGACCCTGTAGTTTTAGAAACCCTTTCAACTTACCAGCATTGATTGTCTGAAACGTCTTACCTGTATCACTCAATATTTTGGTGACTGCATCTGTCTCTTTTGCAGTAAACGTTGCGCTTCCACTGGTATCCTTATAGGTGGCATCATCCATCCACACACTAGAAGGTTTCTTTAACCCCGCAATATTTGCACCGAATGAGGCCTTCATTCCCTGCAAAGTATCACCAGTGTACGTTGTGTGCCAAACGATACCAATATTCGCAGCCTTAATCTGTTTACCAAAATCACTATCCACAGGGACAGCATAGACAATTGTATTGGGTTGAAACGTATAGTATTTCACACCATCAATCGTATCAGTATCAACATCATCCGTGAACATTAGATCACCCTGCAATACACCATCAATGCCTAACTTACTCAATTCCGCCAATGCAACCTTGAACTTACCATTCAACGTACCGCTCAGATCAGCATCAATCTCTGCATTACTCTTATACAGTTTAGGTGACACATTGAACACACTCTTTTTTGCAACAAAGAACGTATCATCAGAAGGATCAATACCAGCAAAGATCGCTGGTGCGCCATCCCACTTAACAGTCATATTCACAGAGGAACGAGTCGCTCCAGCCATCATATCACGCAGACTACGCAGAAAATTAATCGCCGCTCGGCCACCATCTACACCATAGTTCAGGATTTCATCTTCAAGATGCTCAAGGTGCAAGTTCTTGCCACCCTTGTCTTCATCCAACATTTGTTTAAATTTCATCATACTACCAGTATACTCCATATACGCTGTCGAGTCAAGTACCTTGTATTTAGTAGAATACATATATGTACACAGGAGAATTCAATTCATGCCAAAATCAAAACATACACCATGCATCAAGGTATGCACATATGACGAACAAGGATATTGCCTTGGATGTTCACGCACCAAAGAAGAAATACAAGGATGGCGACATAGAACAGAAGAACAACAACTCGCTGGTATAGAGATGCTACGAGATAGACACATATGGAGAGCCAACGAGATATGATTTTCCCATAAACCCTATAAAAACATTGAATACCAAAATACCACTCTTTCATAATAAATAAGAGTATGCAAGATATAGAATTTACGATAAGAATACAAAGCACAGGAAAGACATTCACCGTACCCAAGAATAAAAGTATACTTGATGTATTATATGAAAATGGAATAGATCATCCTTCTTCATGTAAGGTAGGTATGTGTAGTAAGTGCCTTGTTACCTATACAGAGGGAACAGTAGATCATCGTGATCTGCTTAGTAACACAGATATAGACCATGATACACAACTAACAATATGCTCATCAAGAGCATCATCTCCATTATTAGTGATAGATTTAGATAATGCGGATGAATACGATGAATTCTAACTTAGAAGGGTATATTTAGTGATTCATTAAAAAGGTTAAAATAAACATGTGGCTGATGTAGTTAAAGTCCACAGACTCTCGCCACAATTTCCCCACACACACAAATTAATTCAGAAAAAACGCCAGAAAGTACTTGACAAACCCTTGACAGTGTGTTACTATCTGCTTGTAGGATGGTTAATAAGACATATAGAGGTTATAAGAGATGAATACTAATGAATTAAATCCAGTGGTTAACATAGGTACTGAGAAGAACCCTTTGATGGTTCTCTGTGCCACCACTATGATGATGATGTATGAGGAGGCCACTGGAAAGGAGTATGATGTAGACAGCATGGATGACTATCTGAACTACTGTGATGGTTACCGTGATGGCTACAATGAGAACCTTGATGGAATTAAATTAACAAAAGTTGCAAATTAGCTGTTGACAATCTCTATAGTGTGTGGTACTATAGAGATAATGAAGAGAGACTTCTGGAGTGGGAACCACCCACTAGGGCATAGTGCCACTGCTAGTCTCTCTATAGGATGTTAAATGTTAGAAATACTATTTTTCTTCTTGATGATGTAATGAGTTAAACTTGGAGAGTATCCCGAATGGTCTTTCGTATATTGCTGAATTGCTAAGTGGACTGATACTCTCTCTTTTCTCTGAGGATTTCTCAGAAGCGGAGCTCCTATAACTGAGGCGCTGTACCTAAACTATAAATGCAATATAGGGTTCCTAACTAATTTTTAACGCAAGGAGAGTCGATATGATGAGTAAGTATTCTAAGGTGATTACCAAGTGGCTGTTTCGTGCGTATATCGTATGGTCTATTATAGTAGACATAACAATACTGGGAGGTATTCTGTGGCTTTTATTTCGATAGACCCCCCCCTTAAAACTGGCAAAAAGGTCTTGACTTAACTGGTACTTTATGTTATAGTAATCACATGATGAAACATATATTAACAACAACAATCGGCGTAATACTTTTACTGAGTTATTCTGATGCACATGCAGGGGATAAGTCCTTTCGCAAGTGTGTAGCCTGTCATACTGTAGAAGAGAATGGCAGAAACAAGATGGGACCAAACCTCTGGGATATCTTTAATCGTGGTACTGGCAAAGCAAAGGATTACAAATACAGTAAGAAATTTGCAGCATGGGCGAAGGTTAATCCTTGCTGGACTCCAGCGTTAATGGATCAGTGGCTTACTAAGAGTAAGAATATGGTCAAGGGTACTAAGATGAACTTCCGTGAGAAGAAGCCTGAGCGGCGAAAAGAAACCATAGAGTTTTTACGAAGTGCAGCCCCCTAAAAACTGAGAGAAAGCACTTGACTTAACTGGTGTTCTACTATATAATAAAGGTTATATAATGACAAGCGATTCTTACATACGACTATACGAGGGAGCATTGGGCCGTCAATTTTGTGACAGTCTGATCTCGCAGTATGAGTCTACCCTCACCACAGAAGCAGACAAAGTGAAGAGTCTGTCCCTATGTTTTCGTCCTGATGGTACGAAGATATGCGGGGCATGTAACTGCACTCGTATGAATACTATGGAGCATGATGGTTTCAAAGAGTACAATGCGACTCTATTGGCCACGTTTCAAGGTTGTCTTATACAGTACTTGAAGGACTGTCGAGTTACCAAGGAGATGTTTCCTGATCCAAAGACATGGGGATGGGAAGAGTTCAAGGTGAAGCGGTATCGTGTTGGAGAAGGTGGCCCGAATGACGAGCAGTTCAAAGACCATGTTGATGTACAAAGTCATGCTGGTGCAAAGCGTTATTTGATTATGATGGCGTATCTCAACGAGGACTTTGATGAAGGCGAGACACAATTCCCTCATCATAGTATATCGATACCCCCGAAGACAGGCAGTATTCTTATCTTTCCCCCTCTATGGACACACCTTCACAGGGGGAGGCCTCCTATCAATGGAACGGCAAAGTATATCACGATGACATATTTGAATTACACAGACATGACCAAGGTGGACTATAACAAAAATCCCCTACTTGGTGAGTCATATAGAGAAGGTCATGGAAGTATGGCCGCAAAGGAGAACAAAGACTAATGAATGATTTTTTAAAACGAGTTGCGAAGATGAACGAGTATGGCGGCATTGTCGATGATGGTGTTGAGGCGGGCGATGTTGATTCGTTTATCGATACTGGTTCGTATGTGTTCAACGCACTGTTGAGTGGCTCGATCTATGGTGGTCTGGCAGGCAATAAGATTACTGCACTGGCTGGTGAGAGTGCAACTGGTAAGACCTATTTCCTTATGGGTATGGTTAAGAGTTTCCTTGACAAAAATCCAAATGCAGGCGTTATCTTTTTCGAGAGTGAAAGTGCGATTACTCGGCAGATGGTGATTGATCGTGGGATTGATCCTAAGAGAATGGTCATGATGCCTGTCACAACCGTACAGGAGTTTCGCACACAGGCGATTCGAGTTCTGGACGATTATCTTGCACAGGATGCATCTACCAAACAACCGATGATGCTCTGTCTCGACTCACTTGGTATGTTATCTACCACCAAGGAAGTTGAGGATACAGAGGCTGGTAAAGAGACACGGGATATGACACGAGCGCAGCTGTTAAAAGCGGCGTTTCGGGTTCTGACCCTCAAACTTGGCCGGGCGAAGGTTCCAATGGTAGTTACGAACCATACCTACGATGTGGTGGGCAGTATGTTTCCCACGAAGGAAATGGGTGGTGGTTCTGGACTTAAATACGCCGCATCCTCTATTATTTATCTGAGCAAGAAGAAAGAGAAAGATGGTACAGAGGTTATCGGTAACATTGTTCACTGTAAGAACCACAAGAGTCGGTTAACCAAAGAGAACAAGATGGTCGATGTGCGTCTAACCTATGATAAGGGTCTTGACAGATACTATGGATTGCTTGATCTTGCATTGAAATATGAGATTTTCAAGAGCATGTCCACTCGTATTGAGTTGCCAGATGGCAGTAAGACGTTTGGTAAGACGATCAATAACAATCCAGAGAAGTATTTTACTGAAGATATTATGCATCAGTTGGATATTGTAGCGGAAACAGAGTTTAAATATGGAGTAAAGGAGCAGACTAATGACGAAGAAGTTATTGAAACGAGTGACAACTGAGTACTGGGAAGAAACATCTGATGCAGTACGACAGATTAACAAAACTACCAAGGAAGAAAAGTGGCCTGGCTCCAGTAAGAGTGCGCCTGGCCAACCTTATGAAACTTTTAGGTCAGAGATTATTTAATGGAGCATGCTGAGTGGCATGTGCCGGGATATGGCACAGAAAATGCGGGCCCGTTTTTGAGGAGTTTAGCACAGATGACTCGTCCTCAAAAGATACTTGAGATTGGTATGGGTTACACCACACCATTTCTCTTGAACGCAATGAAGTCTAATAGTGAAGGTCTTCTGTGGGACTCTAACTGTGACAATGAATATCTAAACAAGACATATG